CTTCCCAGCAACGTTGATACAATGATAGAGTATGATGAGGAAGCTTTTGGGACCCTTGATTACGCCAAATTGTTTGCTAAAAATACAATTAATCGAATTTTGATGAAGGATCATGAAACGTATGATATGAAAAAAGGAAGAAAAGCAGATCAACCTGAACAAGTTCAATATGTCTTGGATAGTTGGAAAAAAATTGAACACAAAACACCAACTGGCAAATGGTGGGATAAAGAGCCTATCACCCCACAAGATGCAAAATGGCTTCCTGCCTATGATTTGGCTCATGTCGTCACTAACGACCCATATGTATCAGGAGAAGGTAAAAAATATGCTGAACATATTATCACCAAGCTTGTTGATGCAAAAGGCTACAAATTTTCATCTACTTGGGAGCATACTACTCCGGGCGGAGTAATAGGGCATATGGAAGATATATTGAAAGATGCAGCCCTCGTTTCGATTGAACCAAAACCAAAATCATCTTGGCCAGATTGGATTCCTGGTGAACCAAAACCACTCAAAGCTATTCTTGGGGAACCAGTATCAGCGGGTAAACCAGACCCCCACAAATGGGATCATACCTATGGTCTAGCCCAAGCAATTAAAGATAATCCATTTTCACCCCCCCATCATAAAGAGTTGGCTTCCCACGTCATGGATAATATCATGACAGGAGGGTATGATAAGGAAAACATTGCTCCCGATGCAATTATTAAAGCCATGAAAGAATGGCCAAAAGAACCATTTCCAGTTACAACCACCCCTAATCAGGTTTCATTGCAGGCTTTCAATAAACATATAGATGTCATGAAAAATAGTAAGGATGAAGTTGAAAAAGAAGCAGCTACAAATCTTGTTAGTAATGCATTTCACACCGCAAAAATAGTTGCTTCAGAACCAGGATACAGCGATGAAGCAAAAGCGCATGCCAAGAAAATTATTGATACTTGGAATTTGAAAGCAGAAACAGCTTTTAATAAATCACCAAAACCGCTGAGTGATATTGTTGGTACCAAGGAACCTGACCATGGTATTTGGGATCATACCTATAAGTTGGCAAAAGAAGTTCACAAGCTTGCCTTAGCCGCAGGTCATGGTGATGGTGCGAAAGTTTCGAATGTTTTGAGTTACCCATATAATCCTGTCATTCATGCCCAATCTGTTATGGATGCTATTAAAAATAATAATGTTACAAACATGACAACTGATGCAGTTAATGATGCAATGACTAAATGGAAACATCATTTTAATACGACTGGACCATACAAAGAAGCTTATAAGAAAGCATTGGAACTAAAAAATAGCAACAATCATAAATTACAAGTACTTGGGGACATGGTTGCGGATTACATATCACAAGGAGCATATCAACCTGATTCGGCTAGTCCTACAGAAGTTTTAACATCCTTGAATAATTATCAAAAACAGTACGGGTGGGGGAATCTAGGAACACAATCAGAATGATAATGGTCATCGACTTACTGGCAATAGATATAGAAAACAATGCTTACTGGCTGGATGGCATTGAACGCAATCTGGAACAAGTCATCGAGCTACTGACGGCTATCCGAGCAAAACACCGCGCCAAATGGTTGGAAGAAGTTAAAAGTGGTAAATACAAGGAAAAGAAAAAGAAACCACTCAAGGATGTTGTTGTATGAAAGATTTGATATCTGAACAATTTGGGGTCACCCCGATGATCAAAAAATCGGTGGTGCCCAAAACGCAACAAGTCGCGGATGACTTCAACACAGCCCGAGAAAATTTACTAAGTGTAATTGCTCAGGGCGGAGAAGCCCTTAGTACCTTATTGATGTTAGCCGACCAAAGCCAATCTGACCGCTACTATAAGGTGGTTTCAGAAATGATTGATTCGTTGGTTAGTGCCAATAAAGAACTATTGGCTCTACAAAAACAGATGCGAGATATTACCAAGGATGATACCAGCCTAAAACCAACAACTACCTTAAATAATCTGTTCGTTGGTACATCTGATGACTTATTGAAGATTATTAGAGGAGAAGCAAAATGATTTATTATTATGGGATGAAATGGTCGCCCAAAGATCATCGCGACGTTGTGTATGGTGTGGCGGCTCCACAAGAAGTCTCCCTACCAGTGCGAACCAATAATAAAGCTTTGGTGGATTGGGAAGCCTATAGCCAAGCCAAAACATCATCATGTACCTCTCATGCTGCTGTAGGGCTTAATCGGTTTGTCAATAAGAGAGAAGGACTACCCGCAACTCTACCATCCCGGCTGTTTCATTATTGGGTTGAACGGCGCTATGAAGGGACTTTGGCTAAGGATGAAGGCGCAACCATTCGTTCGTCAATGCGAGTTTTGGCTAATATTGGAGTATGTCCCGAAGAAGACTTTCCGTTTGTCAAAGAAAATCTTTGGAACCATCCTTCTGATCATTGTTTCAAAGATGCCGTACAAAATATGGTCAAACAATACATCCGTATTGATAAGACCCCCTATAATCTAAAACAGTCGTTGGTTGATGGGTATCCGTTTGTATTTGGCATGCAAATCTATTCATCGTTTGAAAATGATTCAGTTGCTAAAACTGGCATAGTACCATACCCGGTGCGATCCGACAAAATAGTTGGTGGTCATGCCATCTTGTGTCTGGATTATGATGATGAGAAAGACTGGTATGTTATTATGAATTCGTGGGGTAAAGGTTGGGGAGATAATGGCTTTTGTTACATCCCACAACCAGTTATGCATAGTGCTCTTTGTGATGATTGTTTCAGTATTCGTAGCATGGAAACACTCGATCCGAATCGACTGTATAAGGCACTATGACAGATAATGAACCTTTAATTCTAAATCTTGAAGGGGGATTTAAAAACAATCCCCGGCTGAAAAAGGTTGGCACACAGATACAATGGACTAAGGAATCCATTGAAGAATATCAGAAGTGTGCCAAAGACCCGGTATATTTCATTGAAAACTACATGAAGATTATTCATGTTGATCGTGGATTGGTACCATTTAAATTGCGGGGCTATCAAGTCGAAATGATTGATGCCATCCATGCCAACCGCCGAGTTATCATGTGTATGGCGCGCCAATCAGGCAAGTCCACCGCTATGATTGGATATATCTTATGGTATATTCTGTTCAATGAATCAGTTACCGCTGCGTTGGTGGCTAACAAAGAAAAAACAGCCTTAGAAATTCTCAGCAAGTTACATTTAGCCTTTATGTACATTCCACATTTTCTACAACAAGGTATTGTGGAATGGAGTAAACATGGGATTGTATTGGAAAACGGTAGTCGAGCCATTGCTGATTCAACTGCCTCTGATACCATTCGGGGATATACCGTTAACCTCCTGATCATTGATGAAGCGGCGCACGTTGAGAATTGGGAAGAATTTGCAAGCTCAGTTATCCCAACCATTTCATCTGGTAGAACCACTAAGCTGGTGCAAATCAGCACTCCCCTGGGATTGAACCACTTCTACAAGACATGGCAGAATGCTCAACCAACGGCTAAAGAATCGAATGGTTATATTCCAATCATGGTGCATTGGTCACAGGTACCAGGGCGCGATAATGAATGGAAGCTGATGGCAGTAGCCGAGTTGAACAATGATTATGATAAGTTTGCCCAAGAGTATGAGTGTGAATTCCTTGGTTCATCTGGTACGCTGATTGCGGGATGGAAACTAAAAGAAATGATGGTGGATTATCAGGAACCGATTTATTATAAAGATGGGTTATCCAAATATGTCGAACCAATGAAGAACCATTCTTATGCCGTTACTGTGGATGTTTCAGAAGGCAAAGGCTTGAATTACTCAGTATTACAATGCATTGATATTACAACTATGCCATGGGAACAGGTCTGTGTGTTTCGTTCCAACTTAATGGGTCCGCATGAATTTGCTCAAATTATTCATCAAACCGCCAAATCCTACAATAGTGCCATGATACTCGTTGAGTATGAGAATTTAGGACCACAAGTATCTGATATATTGTTCAATGACTTTGGTTACGAAAATTTGTTGTCAACAGCCAGTCAGGGGGCAAAGGGTAAGCAGATTACAATGGCGGCAGGGCGGGGCGTAGATCGCGGCGTGAAAATGACGCAGATCGTTCGGTCAATGGGATGCTCCTTAATTAAGCTGCTAATTGAACAAAATAAACTAAAGGTCATTGACTATAATTCTGTGCATGAATTTGCTACATTTTCACGCGAGGAAGGCAAAAAGAAATTTGAAGCCGAAGAAGGATGCCATGATGATCTAGTAATGGCCTTGGTGGTATTTGGTTGGATGAGCGATCAGCAATATTTTACTGATCTGATTAACGTCAATACGCTTTCGGAATTGCGCGATAAGGATATGCAAGCTGTTGAGGAAGATTTGATTCCCTTTGGCTTTATTGATAAGGGCGAGCCTGATATGGTGGAACTAGCCAAACAATGGGATGATTTGATGATCAGGGGGAAGTCGTGGATTCTGATGGATGAGAGCGATCCTGATTACCCACTTGATTTTTAATTACGTCAGATGACGCTTCAATCAATGCATCCAAACCATCGTCCAGGGTTTTCAAAGTTTTTTTAATAATCTCAGCATCCGCAAGCAGATCGTGTTTAGTTCCGATAATTAGATATGCCATACCCTTTAAGGTATGCATAATTCCAATTTGATTTGCTAAGATCAGATGAAGCATGTTCTTTTCCATATCAGTCGCCTTTCAACACAAGCAGTAGTATTTCAGATATCAAGGAACAAATTATAACAATAAACAATACCATGATAATCCGCTTAGTTAAATCCCAACCGTCTATCTCAATTTTCATTTTTCATTACTCAAAATCATGGTCACCTAACCATATCCAGAACCGAAATGCAATAAAAAAAGTTACCAAAAGCAGTGAAATAACTATGAGAGTGCTTGTACTCATGGGGTGAACTCCACATAATGGGTCATAGCCACTATAGCAGCATCGAACCGCTTTTTCAAGCGTCCATAGCGGATTTTTTGGGCGTGTAAAGCCCGATATTCTTTACTATTAAATTTAGCCCGCATGGCTTCAACCCCCTTAAGCGAGTTGCGTTTGGTCTGATCTTTCGAGAGAGAATGAATGCCTGTCTTGTTGTGGACTGCCGCGCGCCCCGCAACCAATCCCCCTTTTCGGCGGCACTCTATCTGTATCATCAATTATTTATTCCAATACCAGGGCAGAAGTGCCCTGGTAAAACCCCGTAATTTATAAATATTTTGACTAAGAAAAAAACTCTCATATAGGAGTAACAAACGTGACTTTTGCCGTATCACCTGGCGTAGCCATTAGAGAATTCGATTTAACAACTGTGGTACCGGCGATTGCCGAGACTCCTGCTGCCTTCTCTGGCGTGTTCCGTTGGGGTCCCGTCATGCAACGCATGTTGGTTGATTCAGAGAATATGCTGGTGCGAGTTTTCGGAAAGCCAAGCAATCTGAACGGAGAAACGTGGTTCTCAGCCTCATCCTTCTTATCATATGGTGGTTTCTGCTATGTGGTTCGTACTGGCGATTTGGCTGGTGATACTATTAAACAAACTTGTAACGTTGTAAACAAGTGTGAGGCTGGCAATAATAAGATTCTGCTTGCCAATACTACTTCTATTGTAACTGGAATGAAGCTGTTTTATGCCCAAAATAATGAAGTTATTGATCCAAATCAGCAAGGTGGTGTTTATGTCACGGATGTTAATTCCACATCTGTTACGCTAAGTGCGGCTGTTGTCAAAAATAATGCTGCCAACGTTGACTTTATCTTCCGCACCAACATGATCTTTAGTGCAGTTGCGCAAGAAGTTGTGGATTATACCAATGAATGGCAAAACCAAATGGTTCTGAACCCTCATGATTATACTATCAAGGATGGTTCATTTGATCCTTCAATTCTGTATATGGCTCGATATCCGGGTTCTTATGGTAACTCTCTGCGAGTAGCGGTTTGTGACACGGCTGATCAGTTTGCTTCAAACACTGACTTGTCACCTGTGACTAACACCCATATTAATGCTCTTGCAACATTTGTTACCGCCAATGTAGGTAGTCCTGATATTACAGTAACAGTTACCCCTGCTAATACTGGTAATGCAACCCATGTAACATCAGCAAATACTATTGCTGAAGCAGCTTGGGGATCATTGACACTTGGAGACTTGATTGAAACTGGTAATACCTCAATGGGATTCCAGTTCATGAAAGTTGTTGGTTTTACCAATGTTGTTAGCACCAGCAATGTCTTTTCCTTTACGATCAATTGTGAAGATGAATTTAAACTGCATGCCAATGCTACCACTGACAGTCTGCGACGATATTGGGAATTTTATAACCTAGCAGGAGAAGCTCCGGGTCAAAGTGATTATGTCTATGCCTTTGGTAACACCTCAGCTCAGGACGAATTGCATGTTGTTGTTATAGATGAAGGAGGATCGTTCACAGGTGATCCCGGGGCAGTACTGGAAGTCTATCGTAATTTGAGCCGTGCCACTGACGGTAAGAATCACAACAATACCACCAACTATTACAAGACAGTTATAAATCAACAGTCTTTGTATGTCTGGTGGGCTCATGATCGAACCACAGCCGAATCGGCTACAGCCGAATTCGTAGCCTCTTCAACTGCTACGGCTCCATTGAACCTACGACTTCAGTTTGGAGATGACGGTCTAAATGAAGCTGACATTGATTTGGGAGCTTTGATTAATGGTTATAGCTTATATCAGAGTGCTGAAGATGTTGATATTTCATTGCTGATTACTGGTAAGGCTCGGGGTCTACCTGTTAACGCCAATACTCAGTTAGCCACATGGTTGATTCAGAACATTGCAGAACGCCGAAAGGATTGCATTGTTCTGTGCTCACCTGACATGAATATCGTAGTCAATAACGTGGGCTTTGAAGCTTCGGATATTGCCGATGCTCGTAACACCATGCCATCAACCTCATACGGTGTGATGGATAGTGGTTACAAATACATGTATGACCGATATAACGATGTTTATCGTTGGGTCCCACTAAACGGGGATATTGCGGGACTATGCGCGCAAACGGATCAAACCAATGCGGCTTGGTGGTCACCCGCTGGTTTCAATCGTGGTAATATTAAGAATATTGTTAAACTCGCTTGGAACCCACGAGAAAGCGAACGTGACACGCTATATGTGAATGACGTTAATCCCGTTGTGGGATTCCGCGATATGGGAGTGGTGCTGTATGGTGATAAGACGCTATTCCATAAGCCATCAGCCTTCAACCGTATCAACGTTCGTCGGCTATTCATCGTGCTAGAAAAGTCGATTGCAACAGCGGCGAAGTTCACTCTGTTCGAATTCAACGATGAATTCACTCGTAGCCAATTTAAGGCAATGTTGACACCGTTCTTGAAGGATGTTCAAGGCAAGCGTGGTATTACTGGATTCTTGGTACGTTGTGACCAAACCAACAACACACCATGGATTATCCAGAATAACCAGTTTGTGGCGGATATCTTCATCCGACCAAACTATAGCATTAACTGGATTATGTTGAACTTTATTGCGGTGCCTCCAACCTTGTCATTTGCGGAAGCCGAAGCGGTACAGTTCTAAATAAGGATGTTGTGAAAAAGGAATTATGCAATGTGGTTATTAGTTGCTGTAGTTATTGTGATAATGCCGCAAGGTCCATTACATGAACGCTATACATATAATACGCAATTTCAGAATGCTGAAGCGTGTGAAGCAAAGAAACCTGAAGCCTTGCAATCGTTAAGTGAGGTTGTGAAAGAGCAGCATCCCGAAGCAACGAATTTGCTTATTCATTTGGATTGTGATGAGAACGTGAAAGAGAACAATATTTAATAAGGAGTAATTAACATGCTGGCAATTGGTATAAGTGTATTGTGGTTTTTGATTGGTTTAATTGTTCTGTGTGGAATTATCTATCTTGCTATATGGGTAATTGAACAATTTGTTACGGCAATACCTGAAAAAATCAAACAAGGTGTTTGGGTGATTGTACTTCTATTAGCACTTATTGCTTTGTTAACAGTGTTAACAGGTGGTGGAACTGGTGGACTGCACTTACCTGCATTACGCTAATGACATACGATAAGACACCCCCGCTATCACCCCCGTTATTGTATTTGCCGGGGTTCGTAACAGCGGCATTGATTATTGCAGGGGTTTGTTTGGTAATTTACGCTATTGGTGGCTAAATAATAATAACAAGAAAACAGGAGAGAATATAAATGCCTTTTAATGTAGCCAATTTCAGAAGCAACGGACTAGTACTCGGCGGTGCCCGACCTAGTTTGTTCGAGGTATTCTTTCCAGTTTACCCACCGGGCTTGATTGCCAATGGTAATCTTGGCACCAAGTCAGCATTCGGGGATCGATTAACCTTCCTATGTAACAGTGCATCTATTCCAGCATCACGGGTTGATGCTGTTCCAGTGTTCTACTTTGGACGGTCCATCTATCTAGCTGGTGAACGGTCATTCGAGCCATGGGCGGTGACAGTCCTGAATGATGAAGACTTCGATCTTCGTGACTTCTTTGAAGCTTGGTCAAACCGTATGAACATGATGGTGGCTAACATTCAGCAAGGTTCGTCTTCTCCTGAAGATTATAAAGTCGATATGGCTAAAGTGATTCAATGGGGAAAAGATGGTTCGCTTTTACGAGAATATGTGTTCTATGGACTATTCCCCGTCATAGTGGGTGATATCGCGTTGTCTTGGGACCAAGGCAATCGGATTGAAACTTTTGATGTACGCTTTGCTTATGATTGGTGGGAGCCAGCCATTACTGGTCAGCCTGACCAAGAACAGCTTGCACCTGCATCTTACGATCCAGGCAATGGTATCTTTAATGATAGCCAGCAAGTCAATCAGATTAGCAGCAACTTTGGTATTCCAGGATCGGCAGGAACTACGAGTCCTTCAGTAACACGAGTTAGCTAACTATCTCTTTGATAGGACCGTTAATTATGATAGAGCGATACCGCTAAATATTCGGTATCGCTCTCTTTTTTTAGGTAATCAATGATAGAACTTTTTGGTTTTGAATTCAAACGTAAGGATCAGGACAAGCCTGAACCGCCTAGCTTTTCCCCCCGGGAATTTGATGATGGCGCGACCGCTGTAGCTGCGGCTGGTGCATTTGGAACTTTTATTGATCTTGATGGAACAGTACGTAGTGAAGCTGAAGTCGTCAATCGTTACCGACAAATGGCTGAACAAGCCGAGATTGATAACGCCGTAGATGAAATCATCAATGAAATGATTGCGGGAGAATACAATGTCAAAATAATTCTGGATGATGTCGAACAGAATGATGTTGTTAAAAAAGCTCTAGTAATGGCTTTTGAAGAAGTCTTGGAATTGTTGGATGCTCGTTTACATCTCTATGATGTGGTCAAACGTTGGTATATTGATGGTCGGTTATATTTTCATGTGATTATTGATGAACAAAATACCGTCGAGGGTATTCAAGAAATTCGGTATATTGACCCGCGTAAAATTCGCAAAATTCGAGAAATTATCAAGCGACAAGTGCGGGGATCGGCGGTAACTGCCGGGGATGCTGTCCTGACCCAAACCAAAAACGAGTATTTTCTATACTCGGATCGGGGTTTTAATTTTGCACAGAAAGCTATGCAGAATCCTGCGTCTGGTGGAGGCGCAACCAATGGTTTGAAAATTGCCAAAGATGCTGTAGTTCATGTCACTTCGGGTTTGACGGATTCATTAGGTAGCATGGTTCTATCCTATCTACATAAAGCCATCAAACCCCTTAACCAACTGCGCACTTTAGAGGATGCGGCGATTATCTATCGTCTTAGTCGAAGTCCGGAGCGGCGTATTTGGTACATTGATATTGGCAATCTACCCAAGATGAAAGCCGAACAATACGTCAAAGACATTATGAACAAGCATAAAAACAAGCTTAATTATAATGCCGAAACTGGTGAAATTAGAAATGAACACAAGTTCATTAATATGTTGGAAGACTATTGGTTGCCGCAACGCGAAGGTAAGGGTACCAAAGTTGATGTGCTACCTCCCGGTGCAGCTTTTAATCAGTTAGATGATATCTTGTTCTTTCAGAAGAAACTCTACTCATCTCTGCATGTTCCAATCAGTCGGCTCGATCCTAATAATCTGTATAATGCCGATATTGCTACTCAGATTACTCGTGATGAAGTGAAGTTTGGTAAGTTCATTGAACGGTTACGAACCCGTTTCTCTCAATTATTCGTCAAGGTCATGGAGAAACAAATTGTTCTGAAGAAGATCATGACCATTGAAGATTTCCAAATCATTGCCCCATACTTAAAATTTGACTTTGTGAAGGATAATTATTTCCTAGAAGGCAAGGAACAAATGATCATGGCAGCTCGACTTGAGTTAGCCATGTCAATGTCACCGTTTGTGGGTCGATACTACTCAAATGAATGGTTGCGGGAAAATATCCTGAAGCAGTCTGAAGAGGAAATCAAGGAAATGGATGCCGAGATTGCCGAGGAAATGAATGATCCACAATTTATGATGCCATTGGGTCAAGACCCGAATGCCATGGATGATCCTAACAATCCCGCCGTAATTGCTGATAGTGGATCATTCGATTCACCATCTCCCGAATTGTCAAATGGTAACGGTCAAAGTGATGGTAAAGGTCAACTGAAAAGTGCAGGACCGATGGCAGTTTCTAAATTAGGAGCCAATAAGTCGTTTACTGACACCCAAAAAGTTTCCAAAACTAAAAATAAACCAAACAACTTTAAGTCGGTAGCGGCAATCCTAAGTAAAGGCACGTAACTACTCAATTACTATAAATATTTGGAAAAAGGAGACATATTTTATGACTGATGTTAAGGACTTGATTGATTCTATTGTTGACCAAAAATCCAGCGATGTTGCCAGCAATTTTAATGATATAATGAAGGAACGTATCTCAGCCTTGGTTGCTCAAAAGAAGCTTGACCTATCATCTGCATTGTTTGGGTCGCCGGAAGGTCAGGAAGAACCAGAAGTTAAGGAACCTGACAACGAACCAAAGCCAACTGAAATAAAAGAACCGGAAAAGGAAGATAATGGCTAAGAAATTAAAACAAATAATGGTCACCAATCCAGCCGTTACTTCAGTTAAGTCTGGTAAGGAAAAAGAGTTTGTACGTATGCATACCGTACAAAAGACGTTGGATGCCAACGGTAATGATGACAAGATGTTCAATGCCTCTAACATTCAACCAGCCACACGTAAAGGCGGGGGAGCTGCACCAGTAAAAGATACTTCGCCTTATATGCAAGCCGAACAAATGGGAGGTGGTAGCCTAGCGGATTTAGGAAAATCGTTTGGTCGTAGTCGAAGTCGCAGTATACTTGGGGGTGAACATGGTAGTTCATCTTCTGCTCTAACGGCAAAGCCTGCTAGTTCGCTTGGAGGAACCGTATCACGATTAGGTAAAGCTGTAGCGAAAAAAGTTGGTAAAACTTTATTGGGTAATGAAACCGAACAAACTGGTAATCAGATTGATGAAACACAAAAACCCACTTTAAGTGCATATCAGAAAAAAACAATGAAAGACCCTGATGCCAAACATCGTAATGATCCTAGTAAATGGCATCAACGTAAAGTAGCTCGTGGTTCATTAAAAATGCCTGATGAAATGTTGGGTGTTATGGGAGGACCATCCAAAGCAGAAGCTAAAAAAATTCTGAAGAAAGAAGAAACTGAGCTTGATGAAGCACGTTATGCTACTCCTATAAAGGGTCATCCTTATCATGAAAAATCTGATGCTGAATTGCATTATATCATGAAAGATGCTCATGCCGCATCCAAAGCAGTAAGAGGTCATGATGATAAAGCCGAAGGCAAATATTTGGACCAAGTAAACGATGCAGCAACAGTACTAGCCCATCGTAGACGCCACCCCGATGCAGGGTACAAACCCAATGCTCCAAAATCTATCAAAAAAGAAGAAACCATAAACGAAGGTTATCCAACTCGCAAGCATTTCAAGCAAGTTGCCGAAGTTGTTAAGATGATCAAGGACCCGGCAGATCGGGAGCGTGTTGCCCATCATCATGCCGAGGTGTTCAGTAAACAAAATCCACGTTTTGACCGTAAGCGATTTCTTGATGCAGCAGGATGCAAAGGTACCCACTGCGAAAAGAATGAAGAAACATTAGACGAAATCTCCAACAAAACAAAAAAACAATACTTAAATAAAATTGGTAATGTTGAAAGACAATCCCAAAAAGCTGGTAGTTTTTATTGGAGTAGTCACCATCATCCTAAAGAAGTAGCGGCTGCAAAAACTAAACACGAAAAACATGTTGCAACTGCTCGCAAATTTTTTAAATCGGGTAAATTTGAGACTATTAAAAAAGAAGAAACCCAACTTGATGAAACAATCACCAAGGACACTCCATGCAAAGATGTAATTCATGATTTTGTTCATAGCAAGAATAAAAAGTTCTCGGATGATTCTAAAAAACAACGTATCAAACGTGCTCTTGGAGCTTGTTATTCCAAAAAAAATGAAGATGTTGATTTAAAAAAAAAAGTAACGGAAGCATATGATCCAGTAACAGGGGCATTTGTTCCAGATGCCTATGATCGAATGTGGGCTCAACAAAATTTTGCTCAGCCCAGTATTGCCAGAAATATAGTGGGCGGGGCTGCGGCTGGTCTAGCTGGAGCTTGGGCAATTAATCGTCAACGTAAAAAAGAATTACGGGCAAGTGAAACTCCGCGTGACACTGAAGGACGAGAACATAAAACCCTTGGCAAATCTGGAGCAATAACCGGAGCCGTAATTGGAGGTTATATTGCCGGTGTTCCCGGGGCTATTGCGGGAGCTGGAATTGGGGGAGCCTTTGGTAATTCCATTCGACAGGATATTTCAACCTTAATTCGTCGGTTACGGGATCGGGCTTTGGCAAAACGTACCAATGAAGAAGAAGAATCATTAGATGAAATTCAAATAGCTATACCTCACACTACATTGGGGCGGCAAGTTCAAAAATACTTAGCTAAACAAGCTAAAAAGCATCCGGAGCGACCACATGTTGAGCTTTTTTGGAAGGGTAAAAAAAAAGATTTGACGGAATCACTGCCTAATGAAATTGGCGAATATATTGCGGAACGAAATAGACACCTTAGACGAGCTACCGAACATTATCATGATGCTATGAACAAAGATATACCAGTACCAAATGAACGCAGTCTCTTTCAAAGCTATCATCTAACAGTATGTCATCAACATGAAGACGTTGCTGACAAATTAAATAACCTAATAAATACAGTAAATTACTTGGAATTTAAACAACCAACTGTGCAACCATCAAACAAATTAAACAATTTGATAAACACTGTAAATTATTTGGAATACAAGCATCCATATACGAAATTATCTAAGACCGTGGGTATTGCTCCGATATATGGCAAGAACAGTATGCCGGTAGCTGATGTCAAGAAACATTGGAGAGAATAAATGAGTGAGATAATTCAAGTAAGAGCAAATAGCGCAGCCATAGCCACAACTAATAACAGCGTAAATGCTTCAAAATTAGTAAGAATCCTAAATACTGGTGCAACTGTTGCGCTGATTACGCAATTCGATACCGTCGCGAATACTCAAACCGCGACCTATCAAATGGCGGCAAACAGTGTAATTATTCTGGAGAAAGATGCGACTGACGTGTTGACTTCAAATCATGCCACAAATGTATTGGCTACAGCAATTGGATTTAAGAACTGATGACAACAATAACTAAATTAATACCCCAAGTTGCCGAGAAGTTTCTGAACAATATCAATGTAACTGGTGCTACTGGTTACCATAACACTAATTTTATTGTGGTCAGTAATGCTACTATGAATGCCATTGCGACATTCACTACTAATGCTGCTGGTCAATTTGGTAATACTGATATCGTTGTCCGTAATGTCGGACGCTTTGCACCAGCTCAAATTAACACCGATGCTAAATTTACGGTCTATGCTGCAAACGGCGCAGCATCAAACGGTACGGGAGCTACTTTAGTTGCTAATTTAGCTGTAAATAATTGGCAGGTAAACAATGCCAATACCAATTTGAGCGGAGCCAAACTGGTTCGTTTATTGAATACCGATGCAGCCGTAGCAATGGTCACAGTAAGTGATTCAGTTACTAATGTTCAAATCGGTAGTATTCCCCTGCAAATTGGGGCTGAAATTACATTAGAGAAACATAACACTGATGTTTTGTCATGTAATAACAACACTGGCAAGGTTTTGGGCGTACCCGTTGCCTACAAAAACTGAGTGGAAAAAATGAAATTAATACGAGAACTAAATGAGGATATTGAGTATCTGAAAGAAGAAAAGGAAGGCAAGACCACTCTGTTCATTCATGGTCCGTTTGCCCAAGCCGATGTTGCTAATCGTAACAAGCGTATCTATCGAATGCCGATCCTTGAAAATGAAATCAATCGGTTTCTAAAAGAATCAGTTCAGCCCAAGAGAGCATTCGGGGAACTTGGTCATCCATCTGGGCCCAACATCAATCTGGATCGGACCTGTATTCTGACAACAGAATTGATCAAAGAAGGCAATAATTTTATCGGAAAAGCCAAAGTCACCAGCACCCCCATGGGTCAAATTGTGGCAGGACTGATTAACGATGGAGCACGGTTGGGCGTAAGCACCCGGGCTTTGGGTTCCGTCAAAGCGATGAAAGATGGCATCAATGAGGTACAGGACGATTTGCGCCTTCTAGCCATTGATGTGGTTGCCGACCCTAGCGCACCCGATGCTTTCGTGGACGGTATCATGGAAGGACGGGAATATATCTATGATTTGGGTTTGGGAGAATGGGTAGAAAACACCCGAAAAGAACTAAAAAAACAGTCGATTCCAGTAATCAAGAAGAATAGTCGGCAAATATTTGAACAATTTGCTAGTTTGGTTGCCGAAATACAGCGTAAACACCACTAATACATAAATAATCCACTACTAACAAAAGGAGATTTATTCCATGGCGCGGATTGCAAAGAAGCAACTAAAAGAAGAAACCGAAGTTGTCAAAGAGGGTACCGCTGCGGCTGAATCTCTAAAGCCAAATTCACATCCGGCTGAGGACCCCAAGAGCAAAGCAGAAATGATTGCCAAGATGGTTGGGGCCAGCCTTGCCATGCAGGATAATGATCTATTGAAGCATTTTAATTCTATGATGTCCTATCATAGTCAAGTTGGTCACGGTATGGGAGTTGGTGATGTTGCTGGTCGTAATAATGCAACTCATGATATGCACCCTTCAGATGCTACCCACGAACACTCATATGGCAAAGAGAAAATGGCAACCCCCCATTTAGCTGTTAAGGAAGCTATCAAGCAAGATGTTTCCAAACTGTTGGATGGTGAGGATGGTCTTAGTGGTGAATTTAAGGACAAGGCAACCACTTTGTTTGAAGCCGCAGTTGATGCGCAAGTTAATGCCATTCTTGTTGAAATGGAAGATACTTACAACAAGCGTCTGGATGAAGAAATTCAAGGATTAACCGAAGAACTACTACATGGTGTTGACAATTATCTTGATTACGTTGCCAAGGAATGGCTAACCGAAAATCAAGTAGCAATTGAATCAGCCCTACGTAATCAGATGACGGCTGAGTTCATTGAAGGATTGCGCAATCTGTTCCTTCAGCACAACGCCAATATTCCAGAAGAACAAGTCGATATTGTTGATACACTAGCAACTAAAGTTGATGAACTAGAATCACGAGTCAATGATTTGATTACTGATAATGGATCGTTGAAAGAGAAGGTTGCAGGTTATGAGAAGAAAGAAGTTGTTGAAAAGTTGAGTGAAGGCTTGACTTTGCAACAGACCGAAAAGCTTCGGGAACTATCTGAAACTGTTGATGCTGATGATATTGAAGCTTTTACCAAGAAAGTAACAGTGATCAAAGAAAGCAATTTCGTCAAAGGAACACCTAAGAAAAAGACTGAAACCTTGAATGAAACCATGGAAGCTGTGGACGAGGATAATGCTCCAGCGGAAGACAATCTGAAAAACTTAGCTCCGCAGATGCAATCTTACATGAAGGCAATTTCGCGGACATTGCGTCCATTGTAAACTGTGAGAATTACTAAATAATTAACTACAACCCGCACAAAGAATAGGGAGATTTAAAAAAATGATTATGCAATTGGCTTATCTGGCAGAAGAAGTTCAGAAGAAATGGGAATCAGTTCTGAATCATCCCGAATTGCCAAATATTAAAGACCCACATCGTCGGTTGGTAACGGCATGCATGCTGGAAAACACCGAACGTGAATTGGGAGCCTATCGGGATCAATCTCAATTCCTGTTGCGGGAAGCTGCACCAACCAACAGCATGGGAGCTTCAAGTTCTACGCAAGGTACGGGTGCAATCGATACTTTTGACCCGATTATGATTTCCCTAATTCGTCGGGCAATGCCTAACCTGATTGCGTATGATCTGTGTGGCGTTCAGCAAATGACTGGTCCTACTGGACTCGTTTTTGCGATGCGTTCTCGTTACATCAATGCATCTTCTAACACCACATCAGGTACGGAAGCTTTCTATTATGAGCCTAACACTGGCTTCTCAGCCCGTGGTGGTGCAAATGCAACTGCTAACTCAGAAACAGGATATGCTTCTAACACTGTTCTTGGTGGTGGTGCTAATAACGTTGGTTCTAATACAACCTTTAGCATCCCTGGCGTTTCTAATAACGCTGGTAATAGCACCTATAACTATGCAGGTGGTATCAGCCGAACCCTAACGGAATGGTTAGGTTCTAACACTCTCTCAATCTTCCCTGAAATGGGCTTCAGCATTGAGAAAGTTTCCGTTACTGCAATGTCTCGTGCCCTAAAGGCTGAGTACAGCATGGAACTTGCTCAGGACTTGAAAGCCGTTCATGGGCTTGATGCTGAGACTGAACTAAGCAACATTCTGTCAACCGAAATTCTGGCAGAAATTAACCGAGAAATCGTTCGCGTGATTAACATCTGCGCGGTTTCTGGCGCACAGACCGACACGACATCAGCCGGTATTTTTGATCTTGATGTTGATTCCAATGGTCGTTGGTTGGTGGAAAAGTTCAAGGGACTTCACTTCCAGCTAGAGCGCGAAGCAAATCAAATTGCCAAGCAGACTCGTCGGGGTCGTGGTAACGTTGTGCTGTGTTCTTCGGACGTAGCATCGGCGTTAACTGAAACCGGCAAGCTTGACTACAGCACGGCTCTTACCAGCAACAACCTGTCAGTGGATGACACTGGCAACACATTTGCGGGAGTGCTTAATGGCAAGTATCGCGTCTATATTGATCCGTATGCAATGGGTGGAGAATATCTAACCATTGGTTATAAGGGTAACAACTTTGCTGACGCTGGCTTGTTCTATTGCCCATATGTGCCATTGCAAATGGTTCGGGCAGTTGATCCAAACACCTTCCAGCCAAAGATTGGATTCAAGACCCGTTATGGCGTGGTTGCGAACCCATATGCTCAAGGCACAACTCAAGGCTTGGGTGCTCTGACACAAGATAGTAATGTTTACTATCGGCGCGTAATTGTCAAAAACCTTACCTAATCGGTAAACTAAACCGATAAATACCTCCGTAGGTTCACTCTTACGGAGGTATTTTTTTATGAGATATATACTTTGTCTTATTGCTTTATTGGTGTTTCTAACCCCTGCAAATGCTCAGGGTAGACGCCAAGGTTTCGGTGGCTTTGACATTAATGTTTGTTTGTTTGGTGGATGCGGTAATAGCCCATTCCCGTTCTTTCCCCAGCCGCAGCCATATTACCCGCCTCAACCACAACCATACTATCCACAGCCGCAACCCTATTATAATCCAAACGCAGCCTACAATTATTGTGTTCAACACTTCCGAAGCTGGAATCCACAAACTGGATTATATGTTGGGTACGATGGGAGATTCCATCGTTGTCCCCGGGGATAATTTATGAGTACACTTAATGTTTTAGATTTTGGGGCAGTACCTAATAGTCCCGATAGTACTGATGCCATTCAAATCGCAATGGATCGTGCCGCAAGCGGAGACACTGTTTGGATTCCGCCACAAACTGAATTTTTTGTTGATTCTATCCGCAGTGTTCGAATGCATTCCCACACCAATTTAAAAGTTGAAGGAATATTGCGAGCCATCCCACATAATAAAGTTAGCAGTATAATTGTGGACGTTCGGGATGTTGAGGATGTTAGTATTAGCGGACCCGGAGCAATTATCGGAGAACGTTATAAGCATATTACTACTGAACCAGGGCGACATGGTTTTTGTCTACAAATCCTCAATTCACATGATATCCGAGTTGGAGAAGGTCTGGCGCTTCGCGAAGCCCAAGCTGATGGTTTGTATATTCATGACTCAAAATTGGTAACAGTAGATCATGTGCTATGTGCCGACAATGCTCGCAATGGCTTATCAATTATTTCTGCCGAAGACCTAACAGTGCAAAACAGTTTGTTCACCTTGACGCACAGTGAATCACCCTATCCGCAAGCTGGTATTGATATTGAACCAGACTTACCGACTCAGGGCTTACTTCGAGTTATGATTACTAAAAATCAATTCCTGAAAAATAAAGGGGCAGGTTGTTATATTGCATTTCAGCCTGCGGCTAATCGAAAAAACGTTTATGTTGTCAATAATTATTTTGATCAGCATTACAAAGATGGCAGTGGTCCACCAATCGGAGGACGCAACACCCCTCTTGGTAATTTTTTCTATGCTACTTGTCGGTGGGTCCCCGGCTATGATTATTGGTATTATACCAAAGAATTTACTTGCTGATGACAGCTCGTGATTTCTTTCGTGCAACAATTTATTGGCCAATATGGAGGTGGTGGCACCGAGTGAGTGTGCCAGGTATAGACAGATGATGGCTAATTTACTTGTTGATAAAGCGGATGATAGTTTCAGCTTCGGCTTCTGCCTGCCGTTTGGCGCGTTTCCTAGCTAAATATCGTTCAACTGAGATAACGATACCAGCTACCACAAATGCAATAATACCCATGGACAGATAAAAGAAAAGCACCATTATAAAAAATAGATCGTTCATCGGTCTATACTCTGTCACACCAATAACGGCGTAGTTTCATCCCACCCACCAATGATAAGAAAGAGCGATTATCGGGATTGTTACGAACAAAGCTGCGGCTAAACAACACCACACAACCAAGCCACAGAACACAAAAGCAATCCAATAAGACATGTTATCTCCTTACAAAAATGACAGGGTTGCCATTACTGCAAAACAAAGGCTTAATCCAATAAGAAAAGCCAAACATTTGCGTAAAATTGTATCAATCTCCATGACATTCTCCTAGAACAGCCCTAGCTTGATCGGTAATTGTCTTGCCGCAAGTCGGGAAATATCCATCTGGACCGAGATACCTAATCATTGCATGCAATACATCGTATAACTGATTTCGTTCATGGGTCAGCCGTTCAAGAGCCTCGTGTGCCTCGTTATTGGTAATTTCGCATTGCTCACTCCAACGTTCGCCAGAACGTATTGCTGAGGCAAATAACCCAAGGGCTGTTGCTATCTTACTGTAGTCAGACGTAGGCATGCTTCACCTGGTAAAAAAGTGGGGAGAGTTGACAACCAAATTGGGACATGAGGATTGCCAACCCTCCCATCATCACATGATCACTTGGGGGCGGGATGATCACGTGACAATTGTTTATCAAGTCGGAAACCCTAATTTCTTAAACTTCAATTTAGGGTTTTTGGTAAGAATGAAAACCTCGATAGCGACATTCCATTCCATTTGAATTTTTCCCATGATAAAATCCAACCAAAGAGCACTAGCCGCTTCTTGCAGTTTCAGACTTTGCATTTGCTAATGCCTGATCAAATAATTCAAGGTGTTCGGGCTTTACCAAATCTCGATCCTTTTCAGCGTAAGCCATTCCATCCAGCCACACCATATAATGGTTTTCATTATCCACAGAAAAGCAAGAAACCGAGCCATTCTGTTCGGCTGGAAACGGATTCATCCCCGTTAATAACATCGAAGCCTCCCGAATAGTATTATGGGCGTCATCAATGGGATATACACAATAATATGACGGTTCGGGCGAATCACCGGGCTCCCAACTTAATTGCAAAAAGGATTGTAATGCCTGCTCTAGTTGTTCGATATAATCAGCGGCTTGACCTTCAAGATAGTCAGAAGGATTCTGCCCTACACCAAACGTAATGTATTCGGCATAACACTCCGCAACTTTCCGCAATCGTTCTTTAAGATCAAGAGGATCAAGGTTCATTCGGTTTCCAACATAAAGAGACATTGAGCCAAATCCTCTTGCAGCTTATTAGCCGCAGTTTGACGCTCTAGATTAAGATCGGCTAACCGTTCCAAGGCGTCATCATACGAGATTGACCCAATACGGAATAGCTCTAGGATTTCCGTCAATTTCTTCTCCATGGCGTTTTTCCTTATTATTGGTCATCACAAAATCCCATTTTATAAAGGGGTTGTCAAGTCCAAAAATAAGAAATTTTCTTAGATTTCGACTAACCCAAGGGCTTCCATAACCTGATCTTTTGTGGACTCGATAGCACCCCCCAGCTTTTTATCGATAATTCTGGTGCAGTCATCACATAGATGCATCAGCCAATGATTCGGAGTATCTCCTTCGGCTATTGAGACATGGTTATCCAAGGGGAAAGTATCAACCAAGATGTAACCTTCCCCCCAAGCCACGTATTCGCGGCAGATATCCTCTAGATCAACAAAATCGTCTAATGGAACATCAAGCGGGATTTCGACCCGAAACTGTTTTCCGCAACCATCACAAACGACATTGGCTTCTATTTTCTGGATAGCCATTTACGTCTCCATCAGGTCATTACGGACCATTGTAAGAATTTCCCCTAGCCAATTCGTTCCCTGCCATGTATCTCGACTATAAGCCCGATAATCGGTTTCAGCTAAACCAATTCCCCATATCTGATCGGTTGGGCTGGCTTCAACCAAGGTTGTGCCATACGTGCGCGACAATGCCGACCACAATGCTACATCAGCCAAGAATTTTGCTGCATTGCCGCGATAAACAACCAGCTTGGCATCTTGATGCCAACGTGCATCATTATATCCTTTAACCAATCGACCGATTGATTTTTGTTCGGCAGGATTGGCACTATTCATAATTTGCTCATGAGCCAAATTATCCCCAAAGGTCAAAGCCTTCTGTGCCATCATATATTGTTCGGCACAATTATATTCGATACCATCAACCTTAAAATTGACAGGATACCATTGCGAGAATGGTCCACCGTAAAAGAATGTAAATGTCTCAATCATGATACCCATGAGTGTCAGGTGAGGTCAAAGATTTCCAATCCCCTACAATTGGTTCGGGTGAGGCAGGGGCGGCAGCGTTCCAATACCGTTCCACAGCATTTTTGGATTCGACCAAAGTCATGCCTGTCAAAGAACGATAATATTTGATGGCATGAATTTTGTTTGTCCCATCAGACATGGCTCCCAACAGGCTGTTCAATGTCATGCTGTTGATCGACCTTCCCATATTGGACAAGTAAACATTCAGATCATACAATTCATTGGAAGTGAGTTGTCGCCCAATCAGACTGGTCAGGAATGATATCAACTGTGCTTCATGTACGTATATCATCTTATACCTCGTTCTCGGTCATATTCTTTACGATACAGATATTCAACTAACGCAACTAAAGCCTTT